ATCTCTCGATCCAGCGCTTTCTCAAGCGCCTCAGACACGAACCCCTTTAGGTTTTCGATTCTCCCCCATGTCTTGAGGGTGTGGAGCTTCGTCTGAATCCGGCGCGGCACTTCATAATTGGCCTTGACCACATCGTCTTGGCCGTCCCAAGGGCGTTTTCTCGCCTCTCTCTCAGGTTCTTGCTTGGTTGCTTCCTTCCTTGGTTCCTTGGTTTCTTCCTTGCTTGCTTCCAAGGTTGCCGGCGCCGCGGCCCCTTTCTTCGTCACAACCATATCGAGCGTCGCCTTAGACATGGGCTTTCTCCTTCTTCGCTGGTTTGTCGAACAGTCCAACAAGGAATCTCGTCACGTTGTCGATGATGATTGCGCCGGTCCCTTGGCTGACTTCCTGAAACGTCAGGCCCGGAATCATCGACTCCCAATAGCCATTCAGCTTCGGCACGGCATGCGGGATAACCGGCCCCATCGACGCCAGCTTACGAGTCGCCGATAGTGTGACGGCTTTCCCGTTCGTCTCGTTGAGCAGGAAATAGAACTTCTTGTTCTCCTGCTCACACAATTCGACCGTGCTCTCAGCGGCCCGAATGTCGTGCGGCGAGTGCTTGGCCGGGATGATAACGAGGTCGGCCAGCCGGATCGCCGTGCGGTTTATCTCATGGTCCTGCGGTGGCGTGTCGATGATGCACCACTCAAAGCCAGCCTTAGCCAGCTCGGCATGCTTCGCCGGCAGGTGCTTCGCATCCTCCACCTTGGCGAACGCAGGCGTCGCCGTCGGTCGGTCATTCCACCAGGCAGAGAACGATCCTTGCGGGTCGAGATCCATCGTGACGACTGGCCCCTTCCCCATCGCCTCCAGCGCCACAGCGACGTGTGCGCTGTGCGTCGTCTTTCCGCTCCCACCCTTCAGGCAGGAAAACACGAGGGTTCTCATTGGTTCCTTCCTTCCTTGTTATCTTGGAAAGAATAAAGCAAGAAAGGATGGTTGGAAAGAACCAAGGTTTCAACCTTCCTTGGTTCCTTCCTTGCTTACGCAGCCTCCCTCAGTGCAAACCTCTCCGTCGCCTTCCCCTTGCGGATCTGGACAGCCTTACCCGCGCTCAGCCGCTTTGTGTACTCGGCGCACGCCCGCGTATATTGCCGACGGCTCACCGTGTCGACAAGCTGCTCGAATACGTGAATCCCGCCATTCATCGCCCGCAGCTCGTCGCCAGTCAGCACAAAGCTATCTCGCACATGGAACCGCTCGGCAACCTCGATCATGGCGTTCTGCGCATCGTACAGCGCGCGCAGGCCGATCTCGCGATTTCCTGCGCTCTCGCTCAGGACGATGGCAATGTTCATGCCAATAACGATCGTGTCCCATTCGGCTTTCGTCGCCGTACCGCGCGAGAAGGAGAGGGCGGCCATGTGGACCGACGTCAGCACTTCGAGCCTTTCCTCTCCCTGCATTGGCTCGTCGGCGTTCTGCAGATACATGATGTGATTCTTGACCTCGCGTAACTTGCGCGGCTTGCGAGGGCTACTGGACTTCGGCATTACTTCGGCTCCTTGTTCGCGGCTAGGATTGCGCGGGCGAATTCGAGAATCGCGAAAGGTGCCGCTTGTTCGTTGAAACCGGTCTCACGCAACCATATTTCCCGAATCTGATCATCCGTCAGCGCCGCATCCTTCCCGGCGTCCGCACGCTCCTGACTCGCGGGAGTGGCGAGCAAAGTTCTGATTGCGGCGCGCATTTCCGTTGCTGATAACTCGGCGGCGAGTGCGACCTGCTTCTTGCCTACGCGCTCCATAAGCCCGGCTTTCACGCCGATTTCGTCAATCTGCGCATTTGTCATCTTCGCCCCCGATGTGTCGGCGTCCGCACGCTCATTACTCGCGCATGCTGCGTTGGCCGAAAGGCAAGCAAAGCATCCGTTTCCACCGCAATGAGCGCACGTAATGTCAACAGTCCCATCAAAATTAAGCGTTGTTCTCGGCCCCACCGGCTGCGCACGCTCAGGCGTAGGGGCACAAGCCTTAATCCAGTCAAGATCGTAGTCGCCCTCCGGTATTGCGGCTTTCACCGCCACCGGCTGCGCCTCACGCGGTGCGCACTCGGCTTGACACTGTTGATGCCAAGCGCACTCAGCAGGGTCGTCGTCACATTTACCGCAGCCTGTCATTCCTTTAGGTTTCTCTTCAGCGTAGAGATTCCATCTGTTCTCGTTCAATACAGTTTGAAACGGTTCGCCCAATGCCTCTTGCTTTGGTAGCGGTGCGCACTCGGCTTGCGGGGCTGCACGATAAAGCGGTTCCCAGTTCAAAATGTCACTCAATCCGGGCCTAAGCTTGGAATGCGCCAGCAAATTACCTTCAGGCGCAAATGCGGCCCAAAGCGCCACCGCCTCACCCTTGCCGCCATCGGCGCGGGACGACAGCGCGGCTTGACGCTCTGCGGCGAGCAGATCGCGAATCAGCGCCCGAAGAGCCTGCTTCTCTACCTCGGCGTCGTTCAGCGCGTTGCCGAAATCGAACGTTCCGCCGACAAGAGACCATGCGCTGGCGAAAACCTGCGCTTGCACCATCGCTTCATCTACTCGTGCAGCCGCATCGTCTGCCGCGCGTTTGTTGTCTGTCATTTCTCGCTCCTTGCGATCAGCACGGTGCCGATCTTGATCTCTACGGGCTCGCTGCAGCTAAATGCAATCAGCGAGGCAAATGCCGCGCACGCTGCTTGAACCTGCTGTGCTGTCGGCTTGATCGCGAGGCACATGCTGTCCAGCGTCTGCTTCGCGTCCTTTCGTGTCGGGTGGTTCATCTTTCCGCGCTCTTTTAAGCGCGACAGCCAGGCGCCGCGCAGTTCGTGATCGTGCTTCCATCGACCGCGACGTAATAAGCGCGCGGCTAGTGCCGCAACCATCCATCTGCTTAGCTTCATGGCTTCCTTCCGTTTGGTTGTTATGCTGCTTTATTGGTGTCAATACTACTTATACGGCATCGCTTTTGCAATAGCTAAAACAACTATTTCCGCACAGTCATGCAAAGTTCACGATGGCGGTTCATCGGCGCTTCGTATCCGGTGAGGTTGGCGCGCATCCAATCCGGCGTCTCTGCGCGCTTCGTCTTGCGCTCGACTGCCTCCCGAAGTTGCTCACCTTCGAGCAGGCTGTATCGCACGATCACGCTCTTGCTGCTGCCGCTGCGGCGTCCTTCGCGCCATACGATGCCCTTGCCGACGAGAACATGCAGCGTGTCACGCACCGCGGCGCGCGGATGGTTCGGCAACAGGTCCATGATCTGATCCTGGCTGTAGATCGTGTCTGCCGTCATGGCGTCAATCAGCTCTTGCTGCGGTACGGTCTTGGCGGTCGAAGATCCAATTTTCATCGTGTTTTTCATGCTGCTTCCCAAAGGTTCTTTTGACCGCGCAGAGCGGCGTCTGTATCAATTCGAGGTCGGCTCGGCACATTCCAATTGCCTCCGCCACGTTGCCCGACTAGCCGCCAGCCAGCTGCGCGCATACTTGCGCCGCCTTCTTCCGGCAGCGTATAGGTAATCAAGCGCCGGAACCCGAGCGCCTTTGCCGCGCGCCACGCTGCGCCGTAGAGAATCGAGCAGGCATTGCGGGCGCCGTCCGTGCAGCAGCGATTTACTTCGAGTGTCCATCCATCATCAAGCAGTCGCGCCACCGGGCGCCCGACAATAGCAACGCCTCGCACTGTTTCGCCTTCAGCAACTGCGATGCTGAACTTGTGGCCGATCACTGGCTTATGGTGCCGATGATGAAGCGCAACAAATGCGTTCGCCTCTTCAAGCGTGAACGGAATGATTTCTAAGCTCAAACTGCCTCCATCTTGCGAGCGCGAATCGGCTCCCATTGTTCGTATCCGAGATCCCAAGCGGAGAACTTTTCCTCTCTCGTCGCCTTTCCCTGATCGAGCCACTGGTGACACCAGTAGCAGCCCGGCAAGGTGTAGATGTGATCCGCTTTCTTGGCGCCGCCTTTACCGTGCTTGCTCTGGTTGCTATGGCAGGGAACAACGATGTCAGGCGAGGCATCGCCGCCGCAGATCACGCGCAGATAGCATTGCTCGCCACGGCAGGCCGCTAGATATTTCGAGCCGTCGGCTACGGTCGGCTTCTTCGTGCGTCGGCGCAGTGTCGTCTTGCGATCGGCCAGTGCGAACGGCTTCGGCTCGGGGCGCTTGAAGCCGGTGCGCTTCATCGGGGCGGATCGCTTCACCGGGCGCCCCATGTGAGCTGTAGGAACGGATTCGCCGAGCCCCTGCGCGCGTTATCGCGCATGCGCATGACGCCTCGCATCTTCTCCCGGTAGCGCCGCTCGATCGACGCCGATTCGAATACAGGCTTCGGCGTGTCCTTGCGCTTACCGGCCGCCCATATGGCAGCCTCGCGCCCCTTGACGCCTACTTTGCGCTGCCAGTCCTTCACGTAAATGCTGGCGCCGTGCATCTTGCCGATGTGATACTTGACGGCGCCGTATGTCACGCCGATCTCTTCGGCTGCTTCCTGGCACGTCATCGGGCGAGTCTTGAGCGCTTCCAGTAAGCGCTGCGGTACGGTGGTGGGTCTCATGCTGCAATACTCAATTGGGCGCGCAAGTGCGGCGCATTGGAAAGAAAAACCGCCTTAGCAAACCCGCGTGGCGTGGCGCTTCGAAAGTTCGCGCGCTCGTCACCAGGGGGCGCCTTGTGGATTCGGTCGTCAGGCGCGCCGGCAGCCGCATCCTTGAATGGCTCGGGCATGACAAACCCGTTGCCAGTCCAAAGGCAGGTCAACTTCGTGTAGTTGTCGGCCGGCTCATGCCCGGTGAAGTCGTGCGGGTGGAATGTGTGATCCGGCTTGCCAAAGATCTTCGAGAATGCGCTGACAGGGTTCTCGAAGAAGTAGGGCGCACCAGAGATTCCTCCAATCGTCCGGCACTCCGCAGCGACAACTGCGGCTTTCGCCTGAAAGTACGGATCTTTCTCGCGCTTCGCTTCCCACCAGCGCGCGCCACTCACGGCCACATCGGTGCAGGGAGGGAAGCCGGCGACGAAAACAATGCTGCTGTGCTTCATGATCCGGCCGAGCGCATAAAGTGCTTTGTCGACCGTTGTCCCGATCTTGGTGATGCGCCCCTCGCGGTGGACGCCTGGCGCGTGCTGAGGATCGACGAGAACAGCGTCATAACCGGCCGCGACCCAAGGCTCTGCCATATTGCCGGTCACATCACACAGAAAAATGCAGGTTCCGTTGCTCATAGAACTTTCGCCTCCGCCCTTCGGTTCGCTTCCAGCGTTCGCCATGTTTCGATTCGCGCCTGCGCCGCGACGATGCGCCAGCGCAGCGTTTCTTCCGCTTCGACGGCCGCCGACAGCGCGACCAGCAGTTCGTGATAGTCCGAATCGGCATAGGCTTCGCGCTCCTGCGATGCCGCGGACTTGTGGCCGGCTTCCTCTGCGGATCGCATCAGAATGGCTTTCTTCGACTTGCGGAATTCTTCGAGATAGACGCGCTCGGCTTTCGCTTTGGCGTATGCCGGCGCCTGGTCGCGGAGATAGTCGAGCGCGCGGAAGATATTGATTTCGCCTTCTTCTGTCATCACGCCCTCGCAATCATGACGACGCACTCGCCGCCCTTGACGATCGGCCCGCGAGTGACGAACAGCTCGTCGATCTGCTCGTCGTCGTCGAACACGCCGGCATGTTCCAGCGCGTCATTGAGCGCCTTGAGGCGGTTGTCGAGGTCTGCCGCCCGTCGATCGCGCATGGACAGCTTGACGGCCATGAACAGGCGCGAGGAACCGAACTTGATCGCGTTGTGCTCGGCGACGATCTCGGCAACACGCTGGCGGAAGGTTTTGCCGGCTGCGGTTATAAACATCCCGCGCGGGCACTTCCGCCAGTAATTATTGATAGATGGGGGAAGGGGAAGCGTCAGGAACTGCGCCTCGCCAGATAACTCGTTTTGGCCTGTCATGCTTTCTTGTCGCTTTTTAGGTACTTCCAGATTTCCGTCTTGGCCCGTTCTGCCGCCTGATCGCCGGCCTTCAGCCGCACTCGCTCGATGATCGCCTTCGCCGCCCCGTATTCCCCGCGCCGGCCATCCCGTACCGCAGCCATGAACGACGCTAGGCATTCGGCGGCCGTCATGTCAGCACCAGCAGACGCGCGAGTAGTCCACCGTCCTGCGGATCACGTAATGGCGCAGCAGGGGAGCGAGCCAAGGATCGATGCAGGCGATTTCCATATACCCGCCAGATAAGACGGTGATCGAGGTGGACATGGCGGTTCTCTGGTTAGCGAATATCGAGGCGAGTGCCGCGCACAAGGCGGCAGCCGGGCACTTCAAAGCCATCTTTCAATGCGGCAGCGATCAGCTTCTTGTCCGGCGCCGGCAGGGGCGGGACGGGCTCCGTCTTGTAGTTCGCCGGGATCAGCGCTTCGTCGTCGATCGCCACGCTCGGCGGGTTCAGCGCGATCTTGATCTTGAAAAACGGCGTGTCGATCTTGTCGCGGCCCGCCAGTTGCAGTCCGTCGAGCAGGTACTTGCGGATGCGTGCAGCGCGGGCTTCCATCGCCTTCGCGCGCTCGACCATCGCCTTCGCGTGCTCTTTGATCTGCTCGGCCGTCGCTTCCAAATTCTTAGCAACGAAAGCCGTATTCATCGCCTTCGTTTCCAGATCGCCGCTGATCGCTTCCAGCGTGTCGGCGAACGTGGCGTCATCCAGATCCAGGTCGACCAGCTTCGCGGCATCGGCGCGGTACTCGCTGGCAACTTCGAACAAATTCATCGCGGCTCCTTCGTTGTTATGTGACACCGTTTCGGCATCGGTTCGTCAATAATAGCGCGAAACGATGCCGTTATAGGCTCGTTTATTGATAAATTTTCGCAATGATTTTCCGGGTACGATTGAGTTCTTCTTGCTCGCGCAGATCGAGAATCAGGCGCAGTGCGTCGCGGCGCATGGTGCTCTCTGCGATGTCGATCTCTGCCTGGCGGATCTGCTCACGGACGATGTCGAGCGGGACAACGGTAACGGGCATGTGCTCGAATGCTTGTGCGCGAGCTGCAGCGCTGTCGATTTCTGCGAATAACTTGTTCATTTCGATTTCTCCGTCAATCCCCGCCATTCAAATCCGCCCGCGTGCTTTGCTGCATCGCTCGGCGTTTCACAGTGTTCGTATGCTGCGATCGGCGTCTGATCCGACAGACCCCAATGATCGCCCGTCCAGCAGCTAAACCATCGCACCAGCTTCCCGCTTGCCTTGACGCGTACCTCGTACACGCCTTGATGAACGGGTTTGATGTCGCGCGGATACCATTCGGTGAATGCTTGCATGCCTTCCCCTTGGTGCGCCGCCAGCTCGGGCCAGCGGCGCGGTCGTTGTTATCAGAAAGGAATGTCATCCTCGAATTGATCGCCGGCCGGTGCCGGGACATACGACTGCTGCGCTGCCAGCTTCTTCAGCGGCCGATCGCGCAGGGCGGCGACCAGCAGTGCCAGCTTTTGCGGCGACGTCTTGCGATCGAGGATTTCGGCTGCCGTCAGTTCGGTGTCTGCCTGGAATGCGGCGTTGAGGCGCGCGCTCCAGCCGGTTCCGCTGTTGTCGCGCTTCTCGTATTCCTCCATCGCGAGCAGGATGCCGATAGGCTTGTTCAGCAGTTCCGGGAATTGCGTCAGCGTCTTTTGCACGTTGCCGCCGACTTCCTTGTCCCATACCGTCGAAACGACCTGCGCCGGCTTGATGTCTTTGATTCCGAGGCAGGTCATGATTGCCATGAGCGTGCCGTAGTCGCCGAGCTTTTCGCCGTCTTTCTTGATCGTGTAAATCGAGAAGTTCGACTTCTGGCCGTCGACCGTTTCGAACGTGAAGGCAATGCCGCGCGTACCGCTCGAGGCGGTGATGTCTTCGGCGCGCGTGAACTTGCCGACGTACTTGCCTTTCTCGTCGATAAAGCTGGTGCGTTGCTCGGCCTTGCGTGCGGCTTGTGCGGTTTCGTTGTTCAGTGCGTACATGTGCGTTCCTTTGGTTCGCGGGGTTAGGCCGTAGCCGGTTGGGTGATGCCGTAAAAATCGGTGATGGCTGCGTCGACTGCTGCGATGTCGTTGTCGATGTGGTGATCGGCAAACATGTCGATCGGCGACTTGCAGGTGTCGGAGCCGTTGTTTTGCGTGCTGAAGATGTGCCGGCCATTAATCAGCGCGGCACGCAGAACGATCGTGAAAAGCGATTCGACCGGGCATTTTTCGTCGAGCATCTTGCCGATCGTGCGGGCCCGGACGTGGCCGAGCTCGTCGGTCGAGACATGCCCGAGGAAGTACACGCGCACGTCGTCAGGCAGGACGGAGGCGGACATCATCACGTCCCATGCGCTCTTGCCGATCTCGCTGAACTTCTGGAACCCGGTTTCCGCGCTGCGGCGCATGAACTCGTTTGTCATCATCAGATTCCAGTCGTCGAACACGACGACCTTGCGTTGCGTCTTGCTCATCAGCGTGATGATCTGGTCGGCCTTGTCGGTGACGAAGATGTTGCCGGCCGGGTTTTCCTTCGTGCGATACGACCAGCCTTTCGCACGGAATGGCAGGGGCTTCTTAATCGCCTGGATCAAAAGGGTTTCGGCCGGATTGAGGTTGCGCAAGCTGGTCGACTTGCCGGTTCCGCTCTCGCCCAAAATCAAAGTTGCGATGCTCATTTGCTTCTCCTGTTCGCTCTTGCTCGTAAAGTTGCTGTTCTTCGCATTCGATTTGTTGCTGCCAGTCGCTCATGTCAGCAACCGAAGGTTTTCGTGTGCCGCCCAGGCGCTGCCGCCGAAGCAGATCAGCGCGGCGATCGCCCAATCAATTACGGCCCGCATGGCTGATCTCGTCGATTTCATCGCGCAGGACGCGCGCACGGTTCACAAGGAGTTGCATCCACGCTGTCATGTCGGCGGATGTCATTTTTTGAAGTGCAGGCCATTCGAGATCGAGCTCGCGCAGGATCACGTACATGTCGGCGACCTTCGCGGAGATTTGCGACTGGCGGTGGATCTCGATCAGCTCGGGAACGGAGCAAAGGTGCTCGTCGCCGGCCTTGCGCAGTTCGGACATGAAGACCGATTGCGGAACCGATGCCAAGGTATCTTTTACGGCATCGTTGGAGGACAAAACTTTACGCGCAACAGGGGCCTGTTGCGGTCGGAATCCGGTGATGCTTCGTAATAATCCAGACTGCATAAGGGCTTGAGGTTTCATGGCAGTTCCTTCCTTTGGTTTTGGTTGTTTTGCTGCTGTGATGAAACGATACTTTAACCGATGCTTTAATGCAAGCACTAAAGCGATCTTTTTTGTGCGATAGGCTACGTTTCGTCGCGCGGCACCCATCCGCGGCGCTGGAACGCTGGCGTCAGCTTCGTGATGGTCGACTCGCGCAGCTCTGCGATGGTCTTGGCGATCTTGGATGCGACGCGCGATACGGTCGCTTGATGGACGGCGCACTCGCGCGCGATGTCCTGCTGGCTCGGGCAGTAGCGTTCACCGTGCACGAACTCGCGCATCATCAGCATGCGAGCCAGGGTGCGGTTCTGGTGGGCGCATAAGTGCGTCAGGCGCTCGATGCCGGCATGGCGCTCGCCGTTCTCACCGCCATAGGAAGCATCCAGAAGCGCCTGCTGATCGCGGGATAGGTGTGAGGCTATGACATCGAGGATCAGGCCAGCCTGCGCCTTCTTTTCGCTCGCAGACAGGATCATGCCGCCGACTTTGCCGGTGTATTCCTTGATCTCGCCGATCTTCACTCCTGACGTTGCCCGCCAGTTGAACGCGAACTGTAGTGCCGCTTCCATGCTTCGGAACAGCGGTAATCCGGACAGCGCTTCGTCATCACATGAAGCTTTGCGCAGAGTAATACCTGCGTGCCGAGCGTAATCTTCCCCGCTTGCCAAACACATCCGCGACATGTGCGTTCCTCGCGTTCAATTAGTATTTTTAGTGGGTCGCCATATTCGGACTGGCGTAACGGCGTCGGCAGCTTCACTCGCCATCCTTAGGCTTCTGCTCGGGCTTGGGCGCCGGGATCGACCAGGCGCGCGACATGACACTGAAGAACATCCAATACGCTAGGGCGGGGCTCATTTCTGCTCCTGAAGTTCTCGAAGGATCAATTCGAGTCTTGCGAGGCAATTCCAAGCTGCATGTGCAGCGTGGAGCAGGCCGGTATCGAGATCGTTCGGCCCTTCGATGGCTTCCTTGAGGATGTGCCGCCCGAGAGCGTCGCCATACCGCGCCACGCCGTCAGGGACGCTTTCCCATCCGTTCCACGTGTATTTCCGTGCGCCTGCGTCCGAAACGTCAGCAACAGCCGCCAGAGCGCGCGGAAAGTAGTGGATGGCGCCGCGTAGAACGGGAGACTTCCCCGCATCGAGCTTGGCGCCCGGTGTGCGGGGATCGCGGCCGGTAGGGTCCAGTTCGCTCACGCTGCCGCTTTCTCGTCGCACCACACGCGAACACCGCCATCCGCTAAACGCACGACGAACTTCTTGCCCGTGCGACGCGTGTGCGAGTTAGCCGCGCGACGGATCGACGCAACGCGTTCCTCTGCATCCGCAACAAGGAACGACTCGCCAGGCGTCATCTCGGCGAACGGATACAGCGCCGGCCGGCCGCGGCGCGACTCGGGAACAGGGATGTGTTTTTCAATTTTGAACATGGGTTTCCTCGTATCTGGCCGCTTCTGAGCGCTTACGGCTTTATGGGTTAAGATGCCTTTTCGGCATGCATTTACACTGCTGCTTTGGCATTTCTGCAACGACAATCACTTTCTGAAACTTTCTTCAGCCGTATCGGAGAAGCGAATCTATTACGGTACGTCATGCCGTAATAGTATCGCAACTAAGCCAAAAATGCACGGCATTTGTCAGTCCAGACCCCCGAATTTAGGGCGTTTCACGTCAGGTCGGGCGCCGAATGAACGTTCGTTCGCGAGGTCCGCAAATCGTGTCTGTTCGCCGATAAACGCGAGTCCGACGACGCCTGTTTCACCCTGGCGCTGCTTCGTGCAGATGACCTCGCAAACGCCCTTGTCCATCGAATCGGGGTTGTATACCTCGTCGCGGTACAGGAACAGGATCGTGTCGGCGTCGGCTTCGATGTCGCCGGAATCCTTCAGGTCGGACGACAGCGGGCGCTTATTCGGGCGTTCCTCGCACTTTCTCGAGAGCTGCGAGAGAAGGACGATCGGAATGTCCAGTTCCTTCGCCAGGTTCTTGAGCCCCTTCGTGAGCGCGCCGATCTGCAGGTCGCGCCGTTCCTCGTCGCCAGTCGCCATCAGCCCGAGGTAGTCGACGACGAGCATCGACAGCCCATGCTTGCGCTTGATCGCGCGCGCCTTGTTGCGCACTTCGAGCAGCGTCAGGTTCGGCTGGTCGTCCAGATACAGGTGCAGCTCGTTGATCCGCTGGCCGGCGTGCGTGACGCGCTGCCATTGTTCGTTGTCGAGCTTCGCCGGGTCGCGCAGTTGCCCCATCGGGATGCCGCCCATCGCCGACACTAAACGCTGCTGGAGCTGCACGTTCTTCATTTCCATCGACAGGAACAGGACCGGCGCCGTCTGCGCGACGTTGGCCGAGATCGTCAGGGAGAACGCGGTCTTACCCATCGACGGGCGGGCTGCGACGATCACCAGATCGCCGCCATAGAAACCGCCGCCGAGCTTGCGATCGAGATCCGTCAGGCCAGTGGGAACCGGCTTGATCTTGCCGTCGATCTGGTGCTCAAGGTAGTTCAGGTATTCCTGCAGCGAGTCCGACGCGCGAACCGGCTCCGACTTCACGATCGCTTCGCCGAGCTTTTCGAGCTTCGTCGACGCGCGGTCGATCAGCACCGCAGCGCTGTCGGGCGTCGTGCCGACGGAATCTTGGATCTCATGCGACAGGGCCAGCAGGCCGCGCTTCTGCGCCCGGTCGCGCACGATCTCCGCATAGCGCGCGACGTTTGCCGAGCTCGGCGTGTTCTGCGCCAGGTCGTTGAGATACGCGAGCCCGCCGACATCTGCCGCCCGGCCCTTGGCTTGCAGGCGCTCGAAAACGGTCATCACGTCGGCGCCGACGCTGCTGGAGATCAGCGCGACGACTTCGAGGAAGATCGCCCGGTGATCGCCGCGAAAGAAGTGCTCTGCGCGCAGGTCGCCGATACGGTCGATTGCGTCGTTGTCGATCAGCAGGGCGCCGATGACGGCCTGCTCGGATTCGACGGAGGCGGGCACGGCCCGTTGAAGGTCATTCGCGCTCATGCTTGCTCCTTGTGTTCTTTTTGAACCTGCTTGCCGCGCGTCGTCAGGCCGCAGCTACCGTCATCGGCGATAAACCACAACTTGAACCAGTTCTCGCGCACGGCATTGCGGAACGTGGCGCGCCAGTCCTTGTACTTCTTGGAATCGTCTTCAGCGTAACGGCGTTTGAATTCCAGCCATGCGTACAGAATGAAGTCGTGGTTCATCTGGAGCTTGTCTGCATAGGCGAAGATTGAATCGTCTTCAGGGATGGCTTTCTCGCCGCTCGTCTTGCATGCTTCCAGCCAGGAAGCCAGGGGGAGGGAGGCGCGCGCAGCGCGACTGCGCGAAGCGCTTTTCTGTGTAGTCTCTGTTGTAGTCTCTGTTCTATACAGAAGAAGGTTGGACTTTGCCGCCTTGGATGATTGCAATTTGCCATCATCGGAAGATTGCAATTTGCCACCTTCGACGGCTGCAAGAACGTCGTAGTCGATGCGGTAGTACATCGTCTTGTCGAAGGCATTTTCAGCCAGGCATTCGCCGATCAGCAGCCCGCTTTTCTTCAGGGATGCCAGAGTGCGTCGCACCGTGTCTGGCGACCAGAACGGGAACTGTTTCTGCCACGTGGCGACGGTGTTGTAGACCCATTTCTGACCGTTCACGATCTTGCCGGCGCCTTCCATGCCGTGCCAGTAGTGGATTTGCTGGAGCACGATGGCTTCATTCAAGCCTATGGCAACCGCCAGCTTCGGTAATACCTGTAATGGGTATTCGTTTATCAACAGCTTGCTCATTACTTTCCTCGAATGGTGCGCTTGAGCGACTGGCAGAGCAGGTGAGCCTGCATCTGCTTCGCTTGCTTGGTCTTTAACTGGCCGATGTTCTTCGCCATCGCTATCTGGCGAGCTGCTGTGGCGCGCCGGTTATCGTTCACGGTCCCTCCGCAAGAGAAACGATGCCGTAATAGTACGCGATGCTTTTATAGATGTCCACGCAAACGCGTTGCGGCATGCCCTAAGTACGTGAAAACACTAGAAATAGGCTCCTATTGCGGTTGCTTTTTAATTTAAAACACAGGAACATACTGGAAACGATGCCGCGGGCTACGGCGCACTCAACCGAGGGACAGAAAGTGACAATCGAAACGGTGGATCAGGTTCGTCTGCGGAACCTGAAGTTCCTGCTGGAGCAGTTCAAGGACGAGATACGGTCGCAGTATCCGGAACACCCCGAGCGGGGCATGCTCAAGCTGTTCGCTGAGAGAGTGGGGATCAGCGTAATCAATTTCAGACAGATCATGAGCGGCCACAAGCTGGCCGGCCCGAACATCCGGGACCGCATAGAGGATGCATTGAGCCTTCCGCGCGGCTGGCTCGACTCCGACCACTCACAGGACCAACTCGCCAAGGATGACGACGCCAAGGCCTTCTCTGACTCCGTGATGGCGCTCTACAACCAGGCGCCCGAGGCAACCCGCATCGCCATGTTTAAGGTCATGAGCGCGCTGGTGACGAACAAGCCACTAGAAGCGCTCGTTGGCGAGCAAGGGAAACGAAGGAAATGAAAGATTCCCCTAAGAAACCGTTGAATCTATTACGCATTTAGCTTTCGGTTGACAGAATAATTACAACGATCGGGAATTATTTCGCTAACGTTTGCGCCGCGTAATATTTCCTTACCGAGCCGACAAAAATGCAACATTTCGCAACGGAAAACGCTTGCTTCAGCATATGATAGGGACTATTGTTATGCCATCGTTTCAGAGGAAACGATCCCCTAACAGATCTGTGAAGGCAACAATAAATGACCGGTGCTCAAACTTCGTCGGCGTCGTCCAATCCCATCGCGGCCCTCGTAGAGCTGCCGTCCGAGTTATCGGATACGTGGACGGACATGGAAGTCATTCGCGCCTTCTGTAGCGCTATTCCCGCCCATAAGCGTCAGGAAGCACTCGCCGCGCTTCTCGCGCTGGCTTGCTGCCAGCAAAACGATGCCAAAAAAGTTTCATAAGTCGCTTGACGCATCTGCATAAGATTCGTAGAATATCTTCACCATGTCCTCATTGCGTCATACGCAATTGAATCTGGTTCCTTCCGCTGTCGCTTAGACAGCTTTGCTGCTCGCCTCCGGGCTTGAGCAGCGCTTTTATTCCATAGCCGTCGCCTGAGAGATCA